ATCGCCTAGTCTATTTCCGATACCAAGTATCCCGCCCATTCTTTTTGCTATGTCACCAAGTCTTTTTTTGCTCTCATTTAGGCTTTTAAGATTCTCCTCTCTTATCTTTGATATCTCGACCTCCTTTTTATATTTTTTTGTGAGTGCATCTAACTCATCTCCTTCCGCCTTGATTAGCAAACGCTTTTGTTCTAAAGCAATCTCTTGAAGTTTTCTCGACTCGTTGTCAAGCTTACCTTTCTCAACGTTGAGTTCAAATATTTTTTTTTCGTATTCGTATTGTTTTGCTCGCTCCTCGGGCAGCTGCGCTGTGAACTTAAGAATCTCTTCTGCATTTTGCTTTCTTTTGTCCATCAGAAAGCTTATTTCTTCTTGCTTGGTTTCAATTTCACCTAGTTCTTTTTGTAAATCAACAGTTGCCTGATTTATTTTTTCTAGTAGCGCTAACTGTTCTTGTAGTTCTTTTTTAGTAGCCATTGCTTACTGCCCTCTCTTATTTGAAGGGCCACTTAAGACCGGTCTCTCTTTCAAAATTTGAAGTAGCGCGCTTAAGCTTACCACGATATGCGAGTGTTGTGGGATCATTAAGGCCGTTCTTCATAAAAGACTTCATATAACTTCTTTCCGCACCAAGAGCTTTCATGAAAGACTCAATTTCTGAATTACTTCCCTTTACTTTAAAAAAGCCCCCAGTTTGACCCGGAGCAAACATTCTCTTTAATATATATTGAATCGTGCTTCCCATCTGCAAAAGCACGCCTTCTTCTATATCGCCTCTGCGATTGATTCCAAGGTCTAAAACAATTGGATTTATTTTTTCTTCATGAATAGAGTCACTCATTTTTTTAAAATCCCACAAGTAGTCCTTATAATTAGTCTACACACTTAGTTTATGATTTTTTTGAGGATTTTTTAAACTCTTCGCTCTCGTGCTTAAGTTGCTCTGCTAGGCGCTCGACAAACCAAGTTCTTACTTTAACTGGCAAATTATATGCCTCTGTAAAGCTCCAACCCCCATGATATTTCATAAAAAAGAACTGCTCATAAACAGCTTCTTGGTATTGATCACTTAGGCCAAAAAAACTCCGCCGTAAACGGCACAGATACCTCCTCCTCGTGATCGCACACGGGGCATTGAAATTCGCTTGTCATATCTACATTCGGTGTAATCTCCGAGTAGACACTTCTGAGGTATTTTGAATCTGTTGCTGGCATATGATTGATTACTTCATTAAGATGCCCTATATTCTCGCTTCCGTTAACAGACTGAATGATAACTCTGAATTGATCAGTCAATGGCGTCTCTGGAATGTTAAGTTTCTTTTTCTTCTCGGCGGTTTTGATCATTTTGAATTCATCTGCGCCGGTTGTTAGCCTAAGACCAACCTCTACCTTCATTTTTGGCAAAGTAACAAAAAACTGTCCGTCCTCTTCTCTAATACCTTTCTCTTCCATTGCTAGTTTACCTGTTGTTAATTTTAATTCTGACAGGTCAATATCATGTGCAGAAGTCGACAAGCAAACTGGACAGGTTAGTTGTGTATTGTATATCTCTCCATAACCAGAGATTCTTGTGGCCACCAAAATAGCGTTCTTATCTCCCACAAGAAGATCATTCGGATTAATACTTTTGTCCACTAAAACATTTTTAAGAAGCCTATCTAAGGCGACACCCTTTTTAAGTAAAGCTCTAGACGTTAAGATATCCTCATCCTTCGCTGTCATATATTTAATTTCTACTGACGTCTTGTTGTGCAAAGGGTGGCTCTCTGGGTAGTATCTGCCTTCAGACGGCAACTCTACAAACTCTGTAGGAGTCACAAAAGAAAAAGCCTGATCCGTTGTCGTTGGATCAACCATGGGAGGGGGAGCTGGGGCATCCATTTGTCTGGCGCCTGATCGCTCCTCATTATTTCTAGCCATTTATCACCTCTAATTTATTTCTTCTATAGTAGCAAACTTTCTTACAGTTGTTAAGAAAATTAATTTGTGCCCTGATACTTAGCGAAGTCGTAACGAATTGTCAGCGAAAGCTCAACCAAGTCATCACTACCGTAATCAAGAGTACCAAAGTTTACGTCTTTGATCCATGGATTATAAAGAGTCCATCTTTCAATCTCACTGTTATCTCCATCATATTGAGCGAGAACGATCTGAGGGCCGATAGCTTGAACACCTTTTTCTTTTGACACTGTTTGTAGCATTGGCTTGGAAATGTCAGCACTATCAGGAGTTTTGTACCCAGACATCTCTAGTGCCCTGGAGAGAGCACCCGAAGCGTCAGGATCAACGGGGTCAACCAAAGTAACAGTAATCTCATTCCAAGTCACTACTCCTGGGTAATAGAACTTGTGACCAAAAAAGCTATGCTCACTCTCGTTGATAGTGAAGCTAGGCTTATCCGTGGTCTTTACCGCATAGGACTCGAGTCCCTTTCCTAATTGCAAGAGCCATCTATGCTGTCTTTTAGGCTCTAGTGCCGAACTGTTCCAAAATTTAGCCATTACTTTAATTTCTCCTCATTATTAATTAGTAACATTTTTTAATTTATCCTTTATTAATCGTCGAACGATGCTCCAGAATCTGTGATAACGAAGTCAAGCGCAATAAACTCAATTGCTTGTGCTGGCTTCAGGAAAATCTTGGCGTACATGATATTTCTGTCAACCAAGTCTGGAGTTGTGGTTGTGTCGTCCAGAACAACCTTGTAATCGGTCAAACCAAGGCCTGTTTTGATGTTTCCAAGGAAAGTGTCAACATCAGCCTTGAAGTTGTTCCAAGTCTGCATTACATTCTGCTCGAAAAGAGTAGTTGCTGCAATTCTAGATACCTCTCTCTTGATGTGAATCATCAAACGTCGGACGTTGATTCTATCAAGAGCGGAAGGTGTTACCTGAAGGGTCTTTTGACCGAAGATAACAACACCCTCTGCAGGGAAAGTAGCAATTGGATTGATATTTGCTGCATAAAGAGTGTCTCTGTCATCAGAAGTCAAGTGAAGCTTGGTACCGAGTACGGTCAAGCCTGCCTTACCATCGCTCAGACCACCTCTTGTGAAGCCTGCTGGTGCGAACCAAAGATCGCGTGCGTTTTCACTGTAGGATATGGCACCCATAGCAAGAACTGAAGGAGGCACATTAAGAATCTTGTCGTTAAGTGTGTCTCTAATAGTTACGTATGGGAAGTAAGCTGCACCGTAACTTGAATTAAGTCGACGGTTCTTGAGGTTATACGCTGCGGTGTCTGCGTTTGGCTTTCTGCCTGCTGCGTTTTCAGCAACATTAGAATCAGCTGCAGGAATATAATCGCCTTCAAGATCGATGATAGCAAGAGCATCTGCTCTCTCCTCGCAAATATTGATCAAGTGCTCTGTCAAAACTGTATTTGTCAAGCCAGGCATCGATGCAAGGTTCATCTCTACGAATTCTGGATCACGAATCATGTTCATTGCTCTTTTTACAGAGTTGAATGCATAACTGGTTGTTGAAGTTTTACCACTCAAAAGAGAGTTTCTGAATGGATCTGCTTCTGTAACATCCAAGCCGTCGAAACCACCGTGGAATACGGTCGTGAATCGATTGTAACCCATGGAGCTAGCAGTAAGAAGGAAGTTAGTTCCAGAGAGCGCTGTGACAGATGCTCTGGCGGCGGTGCCGGTGGTAGCATTTGTGCGAGAGCCAGAATTGTATCTAGCTATCGTGGTATCGCCACTGTGGATTCCCGGAACAACAATGTCGTCAAGAGTAAAGATACATGACGAAGAAACATATCCAGCGGTTTCATCGTTTGCACCAACGGTATATACCTGACTCAAAACACCAGCATCTGGAAGTGCGCGGAGTGCAGCGGGAATACTTGCGTCATATTTTGACGAGCCAGAAATCGTAGTGTCCATGCCGAAATAAACCTGATTTGGCTTTGCATAACTGCGGCCGGGTTGGTCGGTTGCTGCAACAAGTGGTACTCGTGGCCACCGAAGAAGAGTGGTCAGGTCAGTTCCGAGGCTTTTTTCGCGGGCTTTCATGATAAAGCCAGCAGGCACTTTAACTCCATCTTTATCGCAAACAACAAGATGTCCTTCTCCGTTTTCTCTGACCGGCTGATGCTGTCCCATGTCCAGATCGGATCCACCTGAGAAATTACCAACAGTCAATCCAGTAGCACCATCGGGTTGTGTATTTGTTTTATTTCCGTCAGCGCCGGCAACGCTTTGTGTTACAGTGACGTTAGTGCTGTCAGTTACCTCTGCGCTAAAACCAATGTTAGTTCCGGCATTAATGCGAGCGGCAATTTGAGTAGCAACATCTGCAGCAGAAGTTGTGCCAAGCATACCAATTGTGATAGTTCCGGCAGGCCCTTTGCTATCAGACCCTCCAGGTGTGTAGGCGTCACCATTTCCTGAAGTAGCTAGTCCAGTAGAAATATTATATCGTGTCGCTGTACCGGCAGTGTCTGTTAGTATAAAGTCTTTGGTATCATTTAATGAAGCTTCAGCCACGCAATTAATTACTGCTGTGGCAGAAGTTGACTTTGTTTTAATTTCACTATCTGCAACCACTGGGTGTCCAATGAAGCCGAATGGCAACAGACCTTCTGCTCCGCCATTTTCGACGTCTGGGTGTAACTCTACTCTTATAAATTTGGAGTTATTAGCGTAAGACCCGTAATGTCTAAACTTCTTTTTCTCTGCGTCCCAAAGCATGTACTTATCACCAATCTTTCTTGGTAAGTAATTTGGTGAGTCTGGATCAAGAGTACAATTTGTGAACAACTCAGCAAAAGCCGGCTGAGTGTCTTGATCTTCGATTTTTCTCAACGCAACAGTAAACGTTCCATATTGTGGTACGCCTGGTGCATTAGAAGTCGGAGGCTTGATATCCTGAATAGAAACCTTAAGGTGCTTTTGCAACCAATCACCCGAGGCATCTAAACCTACAAGTCTGAACAGTTTTGTCAGCCTGTGATAATTACAGTTTGCAGCTTCACCAGTATCTTGGGAGATAAACCAATTAGTTCTCGCTGGCTCTGCATCACGGCCATGGTCGGCCCAATTTATAGTTCCGTTGCTTAAGTGAGTCATAAACCCATGGGTAATGTCATTTAAACTTGATATAGATGTTCTTCCAGAATCCTGAATGTGCCTTTCAAAAGTCTCCCCAAGCCAGTAGTCCTCTCGACTTGCTGCAGGAGTGATGTCATTATTTGTTCGCTGTGGATTTGTGTTGAATACGTTTCTGATGTATTTTTCAGATGCTGGATCGAAGTTAAATTCAATCCGGTCAGCAGTTCCAGCAGCGATAGCTGCTCGGTCTCCAACCATCATTACAAATTGGCCGTTAGAGTTTGCTGAGCTAGTCCCGATTGCAGCGTAATGAGAGGCTGTTGCGTGAGAACTAGCACCTGGATTCATCAAAGTACCAGAGATAGCTAATGTGGTTGTCGAACCGTCTTTAACATAAAAGACGGCGGCAAGACTCGCTGTACAAGTCTCGGCTCTGGTATCATTGCCAGACCCTGAGACAACCGCCCAGAGACCAATGGCTCCTTCTGAATTAGTGTTTGAGAGGTCGTTTAAGTTTGTTCCCCAGCCTGCTCCTGCAGCCTCGAGGCCGACTGCCGGGCTCGTGCTGTCTGTTGCTGGATCCGAAAAACCAGCCAACCTAATAACAGTAACAGGAGAATTGCTTCTCAACCAAGCTTGGGCTGCGTATGCTGCATATGTTGGAGCGGAATAGTTTCCATTTCTCCAAACGTCTTTGTTGTTTCCGCCAGGGATTGGATTACCAAAAACTTGTACAAAATCTGAAAAAGTTTCTACTTTAACTGGAACCATCGCTGGTCCTCTTTCAAAGCGCCCGATTAGTACTGGACCTACTGGGTTCGGTAGTGGTGTAACTTGAGATTGATCGATTTCGTTTAAAAAGATTCCTGGTGAAACAAATCTGAATTTACTGCTGTCTGCCATGTTGCAACATCTCCTCTGTGTGTAAATTTACAATTGCATTAATAAATAGTCTTCTATAGTTCCAAAATCCTTACTTTATTCCTTATAAAATCCCCGCTTATCAATAGTAGGAACTTGATCGGCTGTAATTACTCGCTCTCTCGGCATTCTGATCTGCACTGCGTTCTCTCTAATTACAACTTTTGGTTTTTCTTGATTTTTATCTTCGCCTATCAAGTATCCCAAAACTTTTATAGTAACTGAAGTCTGGTACATTCTCTCTGCTTCGTCCAAAGAGGAGACATTGTTATCCTGAGAAAAGCTCTCTTGGATAAACGCTTCATAGCGATGTTCATTTTTCTTAAGTAAGAAACTGTTTATTGCGCCCGTTTTTGTAATAAATGGTGTAACCAGCTGGTTCATCTGTTGTTGATATTCTGTTCTCAGCGTTATCTTATATTCAACATCGATGTAAACAGGCAACGGTATAGACATTGTTTGAAAGACAATCTTGTTTTGTTCTGGATTTGGAAAGTTGATCTGTCCTCGCCTATCATGCCTTGAGCCTCCGGATGCATCATTAATATTCATTCTTCGCAAAGTATCCGCATTTGCAAAGTTTGCTGTTTTGTCTTGGTTGATTCTCTTATTTATTGTTATTGATCCGCCTCTATAATCATTGATTGGCGGGATGTTTGCTTGGAAGATTCCTTTTCGTGCTGGGTCTTTTGTTATATCTGTTCTTTCGACTGTGATAATTGGCAAAATTAAAGATCCATTCGAATCTCTGAGTTCTCGCTTGTTTTTTACTTGATGTGCGCGCTCAGATGATATCCAAGTGACTGGAGTTTTCTTAAACCCTTTATTCGTGTCTGTAAAAAGATTAAGCTGCTCATCAATATACTCAAACATAGCAAAATCAATATTTTCGATTGTAGAGGGCTGAATTATCGTCTCGCTAACGATATTTGGATCTGAAGAGTCCTTTGGGTATTTGTCGCTCTTAGTTGGCATCGAAAAGTCCCTCGCGTGCTCTTATACATGAAGCCGTGATTTCAATTTTATGATCAACTTGACCAAAAATCTGTCTAGGCTCATCCAAACTAACTATCTCGTAGTATATATCTCCGTATAGAACGAAGTCACCGACTCTTACAAACAAATCTTGGTCTTCAGTTAAACGTCTTTTGTGGAAATGTACAGTAATCGAGGCTTCTTTGTCGATTCCGACGTTATTCATGAACGCTGTTTTGTTGCCTTCATACTCAACCAGAGCATGCACCCTAATTGGAGGCAGGAATGTCTTCTCTATGGCCTCTCCATAAAGAGGATGGAAGTTTGTGTGATCCAGACTTATCGGATAATAGACAATTTGCTGGCCGATAACCCTTTCGATTAGCTCATCATTGACCTGCTTGACCAAATCTCGCTCTTTTTTGCCTGTAAACAAGGGAGGTGGCGGAGTTGAAGGTTGCGACCATTTGTTTTTGTTATCAGCCATCTCTTATTATCCTACAAATATCTTTAATGGCACTTTTTCCTGAATTCTATTGGCTGCGTCAACGACATCAGCATCTTTTGCTGCCAACTTATCATATGTAAGCTCATCAAGAATTGTTTTAAGTTCATCTCTCAATATGTTTTGTTCATCTTTTGCTTGAGATAACAATTCAGATGCGTTTAATGTCACAGATTCGCCAGGAATTGGAATTGTGGCGAACTTCCCTCTAACATGACCCAGAGTTTCTTTTGAAAGTGCGAGTGCAAAACGACGGATCCATTGCTTTCCAATTGAGTTGATGTTCTCATAGGGGATATTGGCAAAAGGGATGGTGTTCATATTGTTTATGCCGTCGACATTGTGCCTTCCTCGAGTCTCTTCCTGATCCCAAGCATCATTATCATTGTCGACACTAAATTCAAACCACATCTTTGATGGAGAAAGGTTATTCGGAGATGGATGAAGACGAAGCCTGTTGTCTTTGATCTCATACGAATAGTGAGAGTTTCTAGTATAAATCGCATCATCAAACATCATTGCCTGCTGCTTGTTTTGCCAAACAGGAATAATTTGAAATTGAGAATCATCTGCAAACTGTCCATAGCTTTGCAAATTACCAACTGTGTTTAAGCCACCATAATATCCATAAAACCTCCACATTGCATGAGGTGTTTTAAAAAACACTCTTCTAATTCGAATTCTATTTCTTCCAACTTTATTATAATAAGGGAAGGCACTATTATCTGAACTTATCGAAGCTGAATAAACAATTGACTGCAAATCATAATCAGATGTGCTGGCTGTTGTATTAAAAGACGCCGAATAGATCCTATCATAGCCATTTAAGTTTGCTTCTCCGGAAAGCTGCTTTGCGACTCTCTTTGCATATGTGAAATCGAATCTCGGATATTTCAAAGAGACGCCTGCTGATTTCTCTCGTTTTGATTGTGCCTCCAAACTAGAAGAAAGCGGGTCTCCGGATTTTAACTCGCCTTTGTGGTCAAAAGATCCGGTTGTGTTTCCGAGAACATCAGATAAAATGTTTTTGGATTGGTGAAGGTTTACAATATAAGAATACTCTAATACTGCCTCTTCGTAATTTGCATAAATATTTCCCTCTGTGAGTTCAATATCTAAAACGTCTCCACCAAGTTTCTTATATGTGTGGGCAACCTGAGTCGCTGCTCCGGAGATAAAGCCTACAGAGCCAGTATACATACCCTGAGGGCATGCTGCGGCCACATTTGCCGTGTTTCCGGACATTGGGAGGATAACTGCACTAGTTGTACTCTCGGGTGTTAGTGTCGGCTTTGACATTCATAAGCGCTCCTATACAATCTAAATAGTTTTGGATAAAACAAAACCCCCACCTGAAATAAATCAAATGGGGGTTGTTGTTTAATAAAGCGAAAAGGTTCTGGTTATTATTCGGCGGCGAAGGTGATACCAGTAAGAATTTGCGACTGGCCTTCCCAGAAATAATTTGTTCCGTCACACCAGATGCGGACGTGATCGCCCAGAACAGCGTCGGTTGTGAGGGTGATTGTTTCGCCACCTGCTGCTACTGCTGCGATTTCAAAAGTGGCTTGGTTATCAACTCCGACAATGGCAAACCCATACATCAAGTCGGTGCCGGGTGACGTAATCGTAGTTGCAGCGGTATTGTCGTTAACCCAAAATTCTGCCCACCAGCCTGGGCCAGCTTCTGCTACTGTTGGCAAGGTCATCGTTGCCGTGGTAGCACCGCAGGTGAAAAGCGTACCACAATCAGCAACTGTTACAGTTTTTGTTGCGGCAACTTCAACCTTTCTTCTCTGTGCACTATATCTTCCTAATTTCGACATTTTATAAATTCTCCTTTAATATCTATCTTAAAGGCTTTTCGCCTTATTTATTAGTCATCAGTAAATAGTTACCAAAATCACTTAAATCCCTAAATGAAACAAAAAAGCCCCGCCTCAGTTTCCCAAGGCGGGGCTTATGATCATTGGCTAACTAAGATTAGCTAGCACCGGACTCGCCAAGCAAGCCGCGACAGATTACAAGACCGTACATATCAGGTCTTACCATCTTCTTGGCATAGCGAGTCATCACGCCCTTGCGAGGCACGAAGTCTTCGGTACCAAAGATGGTAGGTGTGACCTGCAGCGGTACGTAAGGAGCATAAACATAGCCGCTCTCAAGGAACGAACCACCTTTACGTCCAACAAGTACAACGTTGCGAGGGAAGTAAGGATCTACGAGTACATCATACTTCTTGCTAAGGTTACCTGTCTTAACAGTACCAACCGTACCACGATCAGCATCGCCAGTTACATCAGCGCGGAAGCCCGATGTGAACTCAAGGATGTTGGCAACCTCTGGAGAGGTTACGATAAAGTTAGCACCACCACGAAGGGTTTTGCGGTGGATCTGAGCCGACACATCGTTAATTGTCTCGATGAGTGTCTCATACCACTCGGAAACCGTTCCGGTGAAGTCAGGAGCAGCTGCTGTTGCACCAAGCTCAACACCAGTGTCTTTATTGACAAAAAGACCTGGCGAACGAGACCAATAGTATGTGGCAGCTTTAGCGCCCTGGATGAGGTCATTAAGGATCTCACGGTCGATCTCAAGAGCGATCTGCTCGGAAAGAATCGAAGTAAGCTCAACCTCTGCGTCAAGATTGTGATAAGCGTTAAGGTCCTGACCAAGCTCTGGGGTCCATTTGGCCTTGAGCTTCTTGGTGATAGCTGTCACGGAAACAGAATCAACCTTAATGTCGATCTCTGGGATAATGTCAC